TCAACTCAGGCGGTCGAGGGCGGCTCGCAGGCGCGCAACGGTTCGCTCACGTCCGAGGATCTCGATCGACTCGAACAGCGGCAGCCCGACAGTACGGCCGGTCACCGCGACCCGTACCGGCGCCTGCGCCTTGCCGAGCTTGAGTCCCCGTTCCGCACCGATCACCTCTAGCGTCGACTTGAGCACCTCGGCCCGCCACTCACACGTCTCATACGCCAAGACCACGGCCGCCAGCAGCGCCGGGGCATCGGCTTTCATGGCCTTCGCCCACGCTGCCTCGTCGGCGGCCGGCTCGTCGAGGAACAGGAAATCGACCATCGGCACGATCTCGGAGAGCACCGCGATCCGGGTCTGCGCCAGTTCAGCGACAGCAGCGAACGCGTTGGCGTCGTATGCCTCCGGCCGCCACGGCGCATTCTCACCGGTCAGCCACGGCTGGCACGCCTCGACGAACGCCTCAACCGACAACGCGCGGATGTAGTCCCCGTTGAAGGCGCGCAGCTTCTTCACGTCGAAGAACGCCGGCGAGGGATTGACGTCCTCCAGCCGGAACTCGGTCACGATGTCGTCCCAGGGCAGGATCTCCCGGTCACCGGACGGCGCCCACCCGAGCAACATCAAATAGTTTCGCATCGCCCCGGCGAGGTACCCCTCGGCGCGGAAGTCCTCCAGGGCGACCCGGTCACGGCGCTTGGAGAGCTTCTGCCGCTTCTCATTCACCAGAATCGGCGCGTGTACCCACACCGGTGGTTCCGCCCCCAGCGCCTCCCAGAGCAGCTGCTGCTTCGGCGCGTTGGGCAGATGCTCCTCGGCCCGGATCACGTGCGTGATCCCCATGACCATGTCGTCAACCACGTTCGCCAGTAAGAACACCGGAGAGCCGTCGCCGCGCGCGATCACGAAGTCCTCGATCAGCACGTTGTCGACGGTCGGCTTGCCGCGCACCAAGTCGACGATCACGGTCGAGCCCTCGTCCGGCGTACGGAAACGCAGAGCGCGGCCTTCTCCGACGGTTTGGCCCCGACTGCGGCAAAAGCCGTCGTAGCCCAGGTATTCGCTGCCCGTACGCGCGTTGACCTGATCCCGGGTGCAGTCGCAGTAGTAAGCCCGCCCCGCCGCGATGAGCCGGTCGATGGCCTCCCGGTGGTGCTGGGTGTAGTCGGACTGGAACAGCGGGCCCTCGTACTCGCTCGGGCCAATCCCAAGCCACTCCATCGCATCGAGAATGCCCTGAACCCATTCCGGCCGGTTCCGCGCCGCGTCCGTGTCCTCGATCCGCAGCACGATCGTTCCGCCCGACTGTCGGGCCAGCACCCAGTTGAACAGAGCGGACCGGGCATTGCCGACGTGGAACATACCCGTCGGGGAGGGCGCGAAGCGCACGCGGAGATCGGAACTAGCCACGGCTAGCAGGCTACCGAACCACCGACGGACGAGCTGACTGATATCCGGGGGCGGAGCTTCCCCGAGGGGAACAACAGGTTGTCCTCGTCGTCGGGCCTCGGCGACGAGGTACGGATCAGGTCCGTTCGTCAACGCCCGCCAGCTGGCCTCCGCATCTCGACCAACACGGCGGGCACAACGCCGTCCCATCCACGAACACCGTCACCTTGGAGTAAACCGTGTTCACACATCGGCCCTCATCGCCACCGCCGCTGGCGGCTACCGCATCTTCGAAGTCTCCCGCTGACGGCGGCGGGCTTGACCTCCCGTTGCGGGTCCTGCTGGGGCTCCCACTTGGCGTCCCGCTTCAACAGGACCCCCGAACGGACCCCCGGTTCGGCTCACAGCCCAGGTCAGGGCCGCTGTCAGCAGCGTCTGTCGTGCTGCGACAGACCCTCCGACTGGGTCTCTCCCCCTCGGGCTGGTGGTGACGCATGCCTGACCCGTTGCTTCGAGTCCAGTCCCAGCTCACCGACCGTGATCTCGTCCTGCTCGGCTGGCTGGCCGACCACGGAGTGCTCACCTCCTTCCAAGTCGCCGAAGCCCTCTACCCGTCACTCGACTATGCCCAGGAACGCCTGCGGGCGCTGACGCAGAAGTTGGGGGTAGTGGACCGGTTCCGGCCGCAGAAGCCCGACGGCGGCTCCTACCCCTACCACTACGTGCTGGCGCAACTCGGCGTCGAGGTCGTCGCCGCACAGCGCGGCGACGACCTGCCGCGCAGAGACCAGGCCCGCAGAAGGCGGTGGCACCTGACGAGACGGGCGAACCTGCCGCACCTGCTCGGGGTCAACGGCTTCTTCACCGCTCTGGCCGGTCACACCCGCACCCATCCCGGTAGCGCGTTGGTGCGCTGGTGGCCAGCGGGGCGCTGCCAGCAGATAGGAGGCTTCGCCGAACCCGACGACGACATCGCCGTGCGCGTCTACCAGCCAAGGTCACGGCCGGACGGACACGGCATCTGGGTCGAAGGCGACCGCAGGGTGCCGTTCTTCCTGGAGTACGACCTCGGCACCGAACGGCCGCTGTCCCGCCTGGTCGACAAGATCGACGGCTACCGGGAACTCACGCACGTCACCGGCCGCCTCTGGCCGGTGCTGTTCTGGCTGCACTCCCCAGCACGCGAGCGGCACCTGCACCAGGAACTCGCCGCGACCGGAACCATCTACCCGGTGGCCACCGCCGTGCACGCCGAGGTCACCGGCATCAACCCGGCCGAAGCCCCGTGGTGGCTGAACCGCCACCACGGGGCGCCGATGCGCCTGGCCGACCTCCCCGCCGCCGGCAGCGGCGCTGAGCAAACCACCTGACCCCCCGCCAAACGCCGAACCACGCACGGCGGCCGGACACGCGCGCACCGGCGGGGCGACCAGGACCGCCCCGCCGCTGACCCGACCGCCCAGGCACGGCGAGCGGTAGCTGTCCGCGCCGGCTCCCAACGATGGAGGGCGGAAGGTACCTCTGCGCTCGCGGTGACAGCAAGCATTCGAAACTGTCAGCGGCTCTCCAGAAGCCCGTGTGAGTTGTGGCGAGTCGCTGACAGTCCGAATCACTTCCCGGTGACAGCGCTCGGAGGTACCGTCCCCGCCTCCCGGACGCCAGATACAGCGACCCGCCACGAGTCGCCTCTTCCGCATCAATCAGATCAGTCGCGCGACTCCGTGTAAGAGAGGAAACCGCATGAACGAAGGACTCCGACCCCCGCAGCTTCACATGCTTCTCGGAGGACCGTGGCCACCCCGTCGTATGACGACGAAAACGCCGTCCGGAGCTATCCTGACGAACCATATCCCGGTACCGCGAACAATAACGGCGGTGCGAAACACGTCCCCACCAACAAGAAGGAAGCGACGATTCCGATGCGGATCGTACGCGTCGACACCATTCCCATGACCGCCGAAGACCTCGATAACGCCGCCGAAGCCCTCGCCGTCCTCCTCAACCACTTCCGGCGTGAGCACCCCGACCTCGCCACTTGAACCCCACCCGAACCTAGCCCAACGGCAACCCACCCGAATCCAGCCCAACGGCGGCCCACCCCGCGTGTGCCCGCCCACGGCTACCCCACCACCCGATCTCAGCGAAGGACCCACCCCCATGCCAGGCAATCCCACCCCCACCAGCCCACCGAAGCGGCGTGGGCGACGCGCCCCCACCACTCCGCCGGAAGACTCGACCGGCCCATGCCGGGTGTGCATCTACATCCGGCGCTCCACCGACGACGAACACCAGCCCTTCAGCCTGCTCGCCCAACGCACCGCCCTCCAGAAATACGTCGACAACCACCCCAGCTGGGTCATCGTCTGCGAATTCGAAGACGACGCCTCCGGCGCCACCACCGAACGCCCCGGCCTCAAGAAAGCACTCGACGCGGCGAAAGCCGGCCTCTACGACGTCCTACTCGTCTACCGAGTCGACCGATTCAGCCGCAGCCTCGCCCACTTCGTCGACCTCGCCGCCACCCTCGACGCCGCCAACGTCCGCTTCTCCTCCGCCACCGAACCCGTCGACACCGGCGGCGCCATCGGCCGCATGATGCTGCAATTCCTCGCCGTGTTCGCCGAATTCGAACGCAACATGATCATCGACCGGGTTAAAAGCGGCATGACCGCAAAAGCCAGCAAAGGCCAATGGGCCGGCGGAACCCGCCCCTACGGCTACCTCGTCGATAAAGACACCCAACGCCTCGTCCCCCACCCCGACGAAGCACCCATCCTGCGAGACATCTTCCACCTCTACACCCGCGACCGACTCGGCACCCGCGCCATCGCCACCGACCTCAACGCCCGCGGCATCCCCAACCGCACCGGCAAACAGTGGTCCGGACACACCATCAACCGGATCCTGGACAACCCCGCCTACACCGGGGACATCGCCTACCGCGACGTCTACGTCCCCGACGCCCACAAGCCACTCATCGACCGGGACACCTTCCGCCGCGCCCAGGACATCGCCAACGCACGAGGCGACATCCAAACCCAGCGGGCCAAGTCCGACTCGGACTACTACCTCACCGGCCTACTCACCTGCCCCCAATGCGGACAGCGCTACATCGGCACGTCCGCCAAAGGCCGGAACCGCCGCTACCGCTACTACACCTGCTTCACCCGCACCCGCTACGGCAAACACGCCACCTGCACCGCACCCCGACTCCCCGCCGACGACCTCGACCACATGATCCTGCAGGCCCTACACGACTTCTACACCACCGCCGAACCCGTCCTCGCCGCCATGATCGAACGCGCCAACTCCCAGCACGACAGCACCACCGACGACCGACGCGCCGAACTCACCGCCATCGCCCACCAGATCACCATCACCGAAAACGCGATCGACCGTTACCACACCGCGTTCGAAAACGGCACCATGGACGACGCCACCGCCGGACCCCGCATCCGGGAACTCCGCCAACGGCTGGCTCAACTCCAGGCCCGGCACACCGAACTCGACGCCAGCCTGACCTCGCAGCTCGAGCCCCCACCACCCGACACCGTCGCCCGCATCCGCGACCACCTCAGCACCATCATGACCAGCGGCAGCACCACAGAACGCAAAGCCGCCATCGAGTCCCTCATCGCCGAAGTCCAACTCACCGACCAAGGAGTCGTACCCGTGTTCAAGATCCCCACAGACACGACAATGCCCCCGCCCGAAACGGACGAGGGCACCTCGAAAGAACCACCGGTTCGCACAATGGTGCGGTCGGTGGGGCGGGCGGGACTTGAACCCGCGACCGAGGGATTATGAGATGCTTGGGTATTGGTGCATGACACTGCGCAGCCTGCATATCCGTAAGCCGCGCAGTGTCCAACAAGGGGGTGCAGTACACCCTGATATACACCCTTGATCTTGCACGGATAGTAATCTAGCTACGTCACGTCGCCCAACAACCTCCGAGCTATCGCCCGTGCCGCCGCGATCACCTCCGGCGTCAGACCCACGCCACCCGTCGGCAGCCCCGCCACTCCCCTCCCCGCCTCGAACCCTCGCGCGAGAGCCTCATCAACGGCGCGCTGCTGCTCGGCGTGCGCGGTGACCGTCGCGGCAGCCACGCCACGTAGGTACGCCTGTTCCACTTCCCGCGCGTGATGCTCCTCATCTGCTTCGATGTCGCGGCCCATCACGTCGATGACGTCGTAGCAGTGCCGGACCTCGTTCCTGAGTCGCTGGTTCTCCTGCTTGAGTCGCTGGTTCTCCTGCTGGTACAGGTGCTTGCTTGTCGTGGCGAGCTGGTAGGCGGCTGTGGCGGCGTGGGCCGCGCGGGTTATCAACGGCGGGCGGGTCGGGCGCTGGCGGGGTGGGAGTCGACCGGCCCCCGCGAAAGACCGTGCCTGCGCTTTCATGCTCTTACTGTGAGTGACGCGCTTATGTTCCTTCACAGCGATTCCCTCCCCATGCGACTCCCCCCACCAGCCTCCGCTTTCGCGGTGGGGCTTTGATCAGACTCCGACTCGGTGATCATTTCCAGTGACGGACCGTAAAACTGGCGGTGCGGTATTGCCGGGGGTGCCCGAAAGTGCTACTAGAACAAAAGGTTCGCGAATTACAACGGGTGTACGCCCGATAAACCGCATCCCCCGACCGCCGCGCGTCCTGCCTGAACAGGAGTACGCCCGCCGCTATTGGTGCCGCCACCACTCGGCCGTTCGGCGTCGCAGCAGCCCCGGTGGTGAGGTGCCCGCCACCTCTACCCGCGGTAGACGGTGCGGCGGCAGAAGGCCCCAGCTCTCCATGGCAACGACGTCGATCTCTCCCATGGCCATCTGCTGGACCACGCCCGGCCACTGTCCTGCGTCGGGGGTCTCTGCGACGAGGCCGCGGACGTCGAGCCCTGCACAGTCAGCCCACATCAGACCCCGGCGGCCCCATTGGGTGACGCTCTCGGCCGGACCGTAGAGCACCACGCGTAGGCCGTGACGTCGACGAATCGGCCGCCGGCGGCCAATGATCTCGACCCGGGCCGACCTTTCTGGTGGTAGGTCCGTCAGGGCGGCTACCACGACGATGTCGATGTCGCCGTCGGCCATCGCGTGCAGCAGGTCGCCCCAGTGGGTGGCGTCGGGGGTCTCGTCAACGACGGACACGAGGTCGTATCGGCGTGCGGTGCACCAGGCGGTGCAGGTGGGCTGCCAGCGTCCGATCTGGCGTGAGGGTCCGTAGATCGCGGCGCGTAGTACGGGTGGGGGCTGGTGGGGTGGCTGGCTGGGCATGGCGTAGTGGATGACCTCCTCGGGAGCCCGCTAGTAGAACACATGTACTAACGAATGGGGAGACGTGTCCCGGTGTGTCGTGGGCAGGCGGTGGGGTGGTGGTGCGCGACGGGGCACTGTCCGACATGGAGGCCCGCCACCGGGTGGTGATCGCTTCGCGAACCCAGTTTAGCGAGCAGATCCACATTCGATTAGCAATATCCGCGCGAGGATTTTTCACATTGCGCGGATTTTCGAATATCCGACACCTGCCCGCCGTCGATTCCCTGACCGTTTTGCCGCCTGGCCAGGAATACGGTCCCGTGTTATTGCGCGCGTGTGGCGTCGTCAATGCGGTGTGGCCGTAAGGATGTGGCGTCTGGTCAGGGTAGCCCATTCGTGTTATTGCGCGCGAGGCATCCACGACACGGCCGTTCGCTGACGGCGTGACGTGGTGGGCGGGGAGTACCGTCGACTGTGGCGGCCCGCCGGGCTAGAAGCCGGCGGCAGCGCCTGGAACGGGGCGACAAAAGTAGGGGCCGGATGTGCGGTCCGACCCCTTGCGCGCCCCGCCACGGTAGCAGGAGACATCGACGCGACGTACTGTGCCAATGGACGCCGGTTTCGTGCGGGAACCGGCACTTCACCCTCGTGCGGGAGGGCACCATGAGTGACTACATCGGATTGCGCGTCGCTCGGTGGCGCGACATCAGCGGCATGACCCAACACGACCTGGCCAGCGCTGTCGGTGTGACTCCGGCCTACATCAGCATGCTGGAAAACGGGCGCAGGCCGGTGGCCAAACGGTCGCTGCTTATCGCGTTAGCCAGCGCGCTGCAGGTCAGCATCACCGATCTGACCGGCCAACCCGCGGCGCCACGCAGCTCCGACGACCTCGCGATCTACGGTGCTGTCCCTGCCCTACGCGGCGCGCTCGACGACGATCCCGAGGCCGGTCCGCTGCCGTCGCTGGCCGACGTCGCCTCCCGCACGGACGCGGTCATGTCCGCGCGGATGGCCTGCGACTACCAGAGCCTGGCCCGGCTACTACCCCCGCTGGTCGCTGATACCCGCCAGCTCGCCAACTCCGGAGACGAGCACGCGTTGGCGCTGTTCGTGCGGACCGCGGTCACCGCAGCATTGGCGATCAAACCGTTCGGGTACGTCGATCTGAGCGCGCGGTACGCAGAGCGCGCCGACGTTGCCGCCGGTCGCCTCGGTAGGCAAATCGAGTCGGCGGCGGCGGCGTTCGCGCTCGCACAGACCGCGCTGGCATCTGGCACCACCGGTGGGCGCCGCCGGTCGCTGATGACCGCGGTCGCCGCTGCCGAGCGCCTCGGTGACGACGGTGACGACGCCGCCCTCACGTGGTACGGCATGTTGCACCTGCACGCAGCCCTGTCGGCGGCCTCACTCGACATCGGCGATTCCGACAGTCATCTGGCCGAGGCGGGTGCCGCCGCTCGTCGCGCGGGATCGGATCCGTGGCGGATGGAGTTCACCCCCACGAATGTCGACATCTGGCGTATCGGGGTGGCGGTCGAGAACGGCGAGCCCGAGCGGGCACCCGAGTACGCCCGCCAGGTCGACCGGTCCCGTATCCGCACCGCGAACCGCCGCGCCCGGATGCACATCGACACTGGGCGTGGCTGGTACGCCGCCGGCGACCAGGACCGCGCCATCCTGTCGTGGCTGGAGGCTGACGAGGCGTCACCGGCGGAGCTTCGGTCCCGGCCGAGTGTGCGGGAGCTGGTCGGACAGATGATCCGTGACTCTCGTCGACGCGGCTCCGATGAGCTGCGGGATCTGGCAACACGGGTTGGTGTTGACCCGCTCGATCCCGACCACGACCAGACTTAACTCGCAGTTACTCTCCCGATACCGCCGTCGGTCGATAGTCCGTGTGACGGCGGTTTCCGGTCTGCCCTCCCCGTGACTGGGTAGGGGCGGTCGCAGCCAGAGAGCCGGCCGTCTCGCCACCATCGAGGGTGAGGGAGTACGCGCATGATCCGGCTGTTCCGCCGACTCCGCCACCGTCCCGCGCGGTTGGACGCGACCGGCCCCGCCACCGTGTACGCCGGGCGGGCCGGCGCCTACCGGCCGCTGCAGGATCAGCCGACGGTGATCCTCGATACCCGGCCGTTGATGACCCGGTTGGCCCGTCAGCGGGCCTGCCAGCGGTGATGGCCGCCTACGCCCGGCCCACTCCGATCGGCCTGTCGCCGGCACAGCTACGCAACCGGATGATCCGGTCCGCCCGGCGGATCATCGTGGAGCACTGGCCGCGGGTGGACCGGTGCCCGGTGTGCGGATCCGGCTGGCCGTGCACGGCCACCGTCTACGCCTACGAGTTTCTCGCCTCGGTGGGTCAGGGCAGTTGGGCTCCACCTGAGCACGCCGTGAGTCGGCGGTGAACCCCGCCGAGGAGACCGTCCAACGGTGGTGGTCAACCCTCACCCACCACCAGCAGGTCGACGGACGCTGCCCTGTCTGCGGCACCGCGAAGCGGTGTTGGCCGTGGGCGGAAGCATACGCCGGGCTCCTCGCCCACGGCCTATTCGAAGCACCCCCACCACCCCGTACGGATGTCCGGCCGCATGAGGCAGCCGGCGACAGTAAGGATGAAGATCATGAGTAAGCTGATCTGGAAGAAGCCGATGCGCTGCGACAACTCGTCGCCGAACTGTGTTGAGGTCGCCGCCACCGACGACGGACGCAGGCTGGTGCGTGACTCGAAGAACCCGACCGGCCCGGTCCTGGCCTTCACCGCCGACGAGTGGGGCGCGTTCGAGGGCAGCGTTCGCGGCGGGCAGACCTTCTGACCCGCACGGCCCGGAGCCGGCAGCACGCTGGCTCCGGGCCACCCGCCGCGCCACACAAAGGAGGGCGACATGAAACCCGAAACCGACCCGGCCGTTCGATGCCTGGGCAGGGTGTGTCACGGTCGGCACGGTTGACGGCCAGACGTACGGTGCGCTGATGAGACGGACACCAATCGTGATCATCGTGGTAGCGGTGATAGCACTGGGTGCCGGGATCGCCGGCACAGGTATCTACCTCACCGTTACCGACGAGACCTCGCCTACCTCGTCAACGTCGCAGGTACCAGCACCAGAGCCACCGGCGGAACCGGCAGCCGATCCGTACGAGGTGTACCTCGACCTGGCCCCGGCTGACGCGGTGGAACTGTCCCGGGAGGACGCGCAGACTCGCGCGATGCTCGGGTGCGGGCAGACGTGGGCGCCGGGGACCGTGGACGCAGCACTCGCGGAGGCGTACGCGGAGTTGTGCGCGGACATGGAGGAGCGCACGGGATAGTCCCTGGACACGACGACGCGCCCCGCCCGGCCATGAGGCCAGGCGGGGCGTAGCGAGGGTGGCAGTGAGGCCCCGCAGAACGCCAGTAGCTGCGGGGCCTCGCTGTACCAGGTTACGCGTCGGACTGGTGTTTGCGTGGTCGTCCGGGGGCGCGGTGCCGGCCGGGACGTCACCGGCGGCACCGCATCGACGACCTTACCGCCCCGACACCTCGTACTTCGGCGCGGCCGGCGTGCCCAGCAGCACACCCAGCCACGGCCACCGTGCCTCGGCCACCCGGACGAGGGCGTAATAGCCGGCCATCGCCAACGCGACCACACCAACCGTGAGTGCGGTGGACGAGTCGGCGTCGAGAACGACCCCCGCCTGTGAGGCGAGCCAGGCGAGGAGGGCGCCGACGGCGGCGGGGACGGCGGTGCGGATCAGTGAGATCAGGTAGTCGTGCGTCATCGGGGGTCAACCTCCTGGGTATGGTCGGGGGATGGTGAACGTGCCGTCACTGCCACAGCAGCAACGCTTGCTGTTGGCCGAGTTGTCCGGCGTGGCCCGCCGGTACGGCACCGACATGCGGGATGCGTCCCGGGATGTGGCGGTTGCCGCGGTGCGGGCGGTCACCGACGATCCGGTGCTGCTGGGTATCCAGGCCGGGGTGGCGCTGGTCGACCCGCACGGCATCCACGGGCCGATCGTGGCGCTGCTCCAGGCGGCTGGTGCGGACATGACCGTCGCCGAGCAGCACGCTGCCGAGGTGCGTGAACGGCTCAGCCGCGTGCTGTAGCACGGAGTCAGCGCTCGGGCTTGTCGGCGCCGGTGGCGTGGGCGATCCGGTCCACCTGGTCCTTGATCGAACTCCCGCCGTTGGGACGTAGCTCCTCCAGCGCGTCAAGGCGCCGCTCGATGCGGCCCACGCGGGTCATGAGCCCGGGTCGGCCGTCGGGTAGACCGGGCCGGGGTGGTTCGCCGAGCATGTCGTCGACGAGCCGGGACACCTTGCGGCCGGTGGTCAGTGTGCCTCGGCCGGCGCGGCGGAGTACCTCGGCGGCGGCGCCGACGGCGGCGATCACCGCCGAGATGTAGAGCAGTGTCTCCACCGCGGGACTCCTGACGTGCGGCTAGGTGATCGGGTTGCGGTAGGCGGCGTCCCACGTCTTACGGCCCAGCAGCCCGTCCACGCGGAGGCCCTGGTCGGCCTGGAACGCCCGGATCAGCTCCCGGTACTCCGGGCCGTAGAGCCCGTCGCTACCGGCCTTGCGCAGATACCGGCGCCCCGGCCCGGCCGGCCAGCCTCGGCGGACCAGCTGCCTGGTCCAGGCGGCCAGCCATTGCCGGTCGGTCTTGCTCCGGAACCGGCGACGGTAGTAGCCGGACACCGACCGGTTCCCGTCGCGGCGTGGGCCGAAGTAGTGCCCGGCCGGGAGTGGGAACGCCACCGGTGGGCCGGGGGCCGGCCGTGGCGGCACCGGTGCTGGCTTGCCGAGTTGGTCGAGTCGCCAGTTCGTCCCCCGTGCCGTGTCGGCGGCCTGGGTGAACTCCGACGTCACGTGGCAGTGCCCGGTGTGCCGGTTCGACCCGGTGTAGGCGTGCGTGGCGAAGCCGTGGCGGCGGTGCCAGATGCGGCCGTTGAAGATGATGTACCGCACCCACCAGAGGCTTCCGGCGCGGGCGAGCTTTACCCACAGCTGCACAACCTGTTCCATGGTGACCCCGTTCGGGTCGCGGAGGTCGGCGTCGAAGTCCCGGGCGCGTACCTCGTCGAGCTGGTCGCCGTCGCGGTACTCCGGCCGGCCGGTGCGGTCCGGGTTGTGGCTCGACGGGTACCGCTGGTGGGCGGTGTCGCCGATCGACCCATCCGACCTGGTGTCCCGCCCCGGGAACCGCTCGTTCAGCTGATCGCGGGCCTCATCCAGATTCGGTACCACGGTCCACGTCATCGATGTTCACCTCCGTTGTTGGCCAGTCGGTCTGGGCGGGGTCGTCCCAGGGGTCGGGGATCTGCGCCCCGATGTGTTGTTCCGGGCTTTCGTCCGGGACCGGATGGGGGTTGGTGGGCATAGGTGTCTCCCTGGTGTCGGGTGTGGTGGTCACAGGACGGCGATCCACTGGACCGGCACGTCGGCCCACGTGCTGGGTGAAACGGAGCCGTCCCCGCGGTAGAGAAACAGGGTGAACCCTGTTGAACTGATGCTTATCGGCCTGGACTCCCAGCGGCTGGTGGTGCCCGACCCGGAGACGATCTGCGTTGACACGTGCGGCGCCACCGCGAAGGGTGCCGCGAATGTGACGGGCTCTGTGTAAATGGTCAGGTCGGTAAATGACACCTCTACCTGCCCGCTTTCCTGCTCCCCTAGCCGGGCCGGGGTGATCAGCATCCCGGATTGCCAGTGCGTCATGCTGTCCTCCTCCTCATAGGGGCACCACCGCCGGGTCCCATACCTGCACCTCCGTGCCGTCCGGCCACGCCCTACTCACCCCGTTGACGGCCCGCGCCGACAGAGTCACGGTCTGGGTGAGCCCGGTACCGGTAATCCCGGTCGCGGTCACGCGCTCACCGCCGCCGAGCTGCAAGTCCATCGGAAAGTCCGCGGGATCCGTCGTCCACGGGCGATTCGCGGCGGTCGAGGTCATCGTCAGCGTCATGACGGAGGCGTCCACGGCCGCGATGGTGGAACCGTCCGCGCCGACCCGCTGCGGGCCGTCAGCAACGGCGACGTCCCACGGTGTGGCCGGCTCACCCGCCCACGTGATCCGCCACTCGCGCTCGGTGATCATCTCCGTGTATCCAGTGATCAGCAGCCGTAGCCGGGGCAGGTCGGCGGCCAGCCAGTCAGGCATGCCGACGACGTCGATGACGCCGCCGGCGTCGACGGCCAGGGCCGCGTCGATCAGGCTCGGGGTGTCCTGCCAGCCCGGGGCGTCGAGTTGGACGGTGATCTGTGGCACGCGCGGCTCGTCGACGGTACCGAGGTGCACCGCCCACCCGGCGTGGTCGGCGAGCTGTCCGTCCGACAGCAGGAGCAGGGTGCGCTCGTCCTGGTAGATGCCCACCCCGTCCGGCGATGGCAGGGCAGCCAGCGGCCCGGTTGTCTGGATGGCTCGGGCCGATCCGCCGCCGGTACGGCGGATGGTGCGGTCATTGCGGATCAGCTTGTCATCGTCGACTGGGCTGACCGGCGGCACCAGTAGCCCGGCGCTGTAGTCCAGCGTGACGGGGTTTTGGTTGTAGAGCGAGCCGCGGCGCCGGTAGAGCAGCTCCGCGGAGTCGCGGGACTCCAGCAGCATCCCCCCGTCGGTGTCAATAGCGGCAGCGATCAGGGCGGGGATGGTGCCGACGGGTTGCGAGCCCATCCGGGTTGGTTGCGGATCGGCCGCGGCTGCCAGTGCCACGGTGACCCCGGTCTCGGCGGCCAGCCGGACGATCCGGTCGGCGGCGTCCTCACGCTCCTTGGACCGTGCGTGCTGGCGCACGGGCGGGTCACCGTAGGCGTCAGCGACTGCCCAGGTGGGCAGCACCGGCGGTGGTCCCGACGCCCACAGCGCCAGGTGCCCGACGGGCATGTCCGACGGCGACGTGACCTGTGTCGGGTTGACCGCTACTGAGGTGACACCGCCCAGAGTGCCCGCGATCGATCCGGTGTCATCCGGGCTGGCGCTGCCGCCCCGATAGACCTCCAGGTCGACAACCCCCTGCGTCTCAGCCAAGCACAGGGTGACCTCGTGGAAGGCACCGTTTGCTCCATTGTCATCGGTCACCAACGTCTCGACGCCGCTGGCGGCGAAGGCGACAACCTGGGTACGCAGTGGCGACACCGTTATCCGCATCTGCCACCGGTTGTGGGTGCCACCCTGAGTGGTCCACTCCAGCAACACCAGGTCACCGGACAACTGGACCGCGGACGCCCGCTCCCACGCCACGTGCCAGGTGTGCGCCTTCGCGGCGGCGGTCGCCGCAGTTGCCTCGCTCGGCACCGGGGCGGACAGCGCGCCGCCCTTGGACAGGTCGGCCAGCGCCGCGGTGCCGTACCGGTAGGTCCCGAACGAAAGGGTGGCGTAGTCAGCAACGGGCTTGAACTCGATCTCGCCGGTGACGGTCATCGGCGGTGCCGTGGACACCGCCGCCCCCGCCGACTCCGCGAGTTCGCCGTCCTCCAGCGGCCAGTACGCCACCGGGGCGGTCGCCTCGATCCCGTGCCGCAGCGCCGACCACGAGGGCGCCGCGCCCTGGCCCCACCGGCGCAGCACACCGGCGCACTCCAGGTCCACCCACCGCGCGGCACCCGTGGGTGACCAGGACAAGCCGCGCGCCCACGACGACACCTCACCGGCAAACCGGCCCACCAGCGGGCCGCCTACCCTGCCGGCGGACACCCTGATCGGAGGGTTGCGGCCCAGGTGCGGGTGCAGATCCGAGGCCGGATCGTGCCACGAATACCGGCCGGAGGAGTTGTCGAGCCGCAGCCGTAACGTGGTGTGATCCGCGTGATGGCCCGGCCGGCGGACACCACGTCGCACCGCCAGCCCTTGCTTATCGCGCACGTCGGCGGTGATGTCCACCCACCCCAGTGGGCCACACCACAAATCGACCGCGAACGCGAATAGCTTGCTCATGCGCCGAGCACCGCTTGGACGTTGCCGCCGCGTACCGTGATCGCCTGCCGTAGTATCTCCACAAGCAGGTCATCAAACGGCAAGCCACCGGATTCGATCCTGATCGTGACTGCGCCCCCGCCGGACCGGCCTGGCGGCGACACGGTTTCACCAGCCAGGGCCATGATCGGCACCTGCTGTCCGGGGCTACCCGGCACGGTGCCGCCAGTGTGGAACGTCGGCAGCCTTGGCGCCGATACACCCCGCCCGCCGATACCCGGCACCCATCCCGGCACCGTCCAGGACAGCCGACCCACCGTGCGATTCCACGCCCGCGAAACGGCGTTGAACCCGGAAATGAATGGACGCGAAATCAGGTTACCGATGCGGGCGAACGCTTTACCGATCTTTCCGGGCAGGCTGAGATACCAGTCGAATGCCCGGCTGGTGACACGTTTGATGCCGTTCCACGCCGCCGTTACCGGCCCACCGATCTTGGACCACACCGCCCGCCACAGGTCTTGAAACCACGTGGTTTTCGTCGCTATCAGCACGACCACGGCGACCAGGGCAACAATCGCAGCAATGACCAGACCGATAGGATTCGCGGTCATCGCGGCATTGAGCAGCCACTGTGCGCCGGCCCAAATCTTCGATCCGACCGCAGCGACCTTTTGTGCGGCAGCAGCGGCGAGGGTTCCAACCCTCGTCGCCCGCAGCCAGCGCACACCGGATTTCATGGCTGGGATCAAGAAGTTGTACAGGCCGGAGGCCAGATCGCCGATGGCGAAACCCATCAACAGTAGGGCCTCAAATCCAATGCCGTCCTGGGCTACCCTGACCCCCTCCATACCGTCCTGAACACCCGTCAGCGTGTCCCGGAAACCCATTGCGCGGGTGTCGACACTGTCCGCCGCCTCCCCCACGCGGTCGAAACCGTCCGCTGATGCGCGGACATCGCGGTCCATTGACCGGGCGGCGGACCCGACGCGATCGAATGCGCTTTCGAGCTGCGCCGAATCCCCGGCAAAGGTCATCGTTACGGTGTTGCCTGCCATTAGTCGACCTCCACCCCGGCAGACCGAGCTGCGTCCAGCAGTGCCCGTTCGGTTCTCCGCCGCACCTCGTTACTTTTTGCGCTGTAGCCGGCCCACAGGTAGCGGCCCTGCTTGCGATAGGGCCGAGATATCGATCGGCTGCGGCCGGTCCGCCCACCGAAATCCAGCCACGGGTAGTAGGGCACCCGCGCCCCTCCGGCACGCACCCGTACCGCCCGCCCGGTCGAGGCGGTACGCAGTGACCGGGCTGCCCGTCCGGACCGGCGCGGCACCCGAGGACGCGCCCAGTCCACGACCACGGCAGCGGCGTCGTTCATGGCCACACGCAGCGTTTTCGGTAGATCCGAGTCCAGGCGGCGCAGGTTGCGGGTGAACGCCGCGAGTCCGTCGATTTTGATCGGGTCGATCATTCATCTGCTCCCTTCCGCCTTCAGCCGTTCCAGTTCCTGGCGCTGCGCTTTACGGGCGTAGTACACGCCCCATTGCACAAATTCGTGGTTGCTCATCTCGCGCAGCTCGGCGACCGTTCTGCCTAGCTTCGCGGCTAAAAAGAACTCGAACTCAGTCGTTGGATCCGTCTCGAAAGGTCTGCATCGCCTCTTTTTCCGAACTATCGAGTAGCCCGGATAGCTTGGCGATTTGCTCGGAAACGGCAACGAGGTCCCCGGCGTCACCGGACGCGCCCCAGGCGGCGACCTCTTCCTCAGTCATCTTCGGGGCGGTCATACCCCTGGCGATGATGAAGTTGTCCCTGTCGGTCAGCGTCGGCATGTCATTGAAGGCCAAAATCTCGTTACGGGTCAGTGACCGAATGCCGACCGTGGAGCCATCAGGAAGCGTCGCAATACCCTTGCCGGTCTTGCGGGCAAGAATCTCGTCGCGGGTCAGATGTGCCATGGTCTCTCCCGTCACGCCTGGGTGGAGTGGGTGACATCGCCGGAATGCTGCAATTTGCAGGTCCACATCACGTATTCGGCCGCCGCGTGGGTCTCTTTGTACTCGCCGACAACGACATCCACGGACCGCTCGGGTAGGCCCGTTCCGGTGCCCTCCGGGCGATACACCAACGTTGCGTTTTGGCCTTCAAGGGGCTCCAGAACCGCCCGTGGACCGGTTACCGCCGTGTCCTCGTAGACGCCGGACAGGTCTGTTGACCCATCGCCCAACCCTGCGGCGTATACCTCGTTGTTGCTGCCGTAGGTGGTGAGCTTCCGAATATCGGTGGATCTTGTCCAGTCCGAATCGTTGACGTATCGCGACAGGTCATTACCCGCTAGCGATACATAGGTCAGTTTGCTGTGCACGTAGGCCATGGGTCAGCTCCTGCCGGTGATTTCGAGTGCGTACATGTCTCCGGCACCGGTGTTGATCAATGCCGGCTCGGCTGTCTCCGGGTAGATCGGACCGGCCTGCAACGCGGCCACGAGCGCGTCGAAGTGCTGGTCCAGCCAGGTCGAGGCTCCGCGCTCGTCTTGCGGTAGGAGCACGATCACGGTCCAGGTGCGTCGCCAGATGAGGTCGGCCTGCCGGTCGAGGGTGGGCAGGGTCGGCCAGGCATCCCCAGGGCGGGGGGTGGTGGGCCGGTGGGGGTAGCCGTTGACGCCGGTGACGGTGGATAGTGCCGCGGCGATAGCGGCTCTCTCGGTGGCGAGACTCATCAGCCCATCACCAGCCGTCGGTGGGGTGCCTCCAGGCGGCGGACCTCGGGGTCGCGTCCGGGTAGCAGCATCGCCCCCGCCTCGGCGTCGCCCTGGTGCACGGCGAGGGGGAGCTGCCGTAGTGCCAGGTTGCGCTGGACGCGCCGTAGCAGTGCCTGCCGCAGGTCGTCGGGGTAGACGGCGCGGACGCGGCACGCGGCTCGTTGGGCGGCCAGCTCGGCGTCGAGGGCGTTTTGTAGGTCGGCGGTTGCCCAGGACGCGGCGCCTTCGCGGAGGTAGTCGGCCACGTCGTCGGTGGTGGGCATTCCCGACGCGGTGGTGGTCGTGGTGGCGTACGCGGCGAGGTTGGCCACGTCGTCACCGGTGGCTGCGCGGGCCACGTGCCGGCCCACCAGGGTGGGGGTGTAGGTGGCCCGGTACCGGCCGAGGGTCACGGTCTCCACTGTCGGGGTGGCGGTGGTGTCGTCGGGCAGGGTGACCGTGACGACCGGTGCCGTATCGATGGCGGCGCCGTCGAGGTCGGTCACGCACACCTCGATGCGCCACTGCCCGCCGACGGTCAGCAGGGTTGACGGCGGGGATACGGCGTGGATCGTCACGGGTTCACCTCCTCGTCTACCTGGTGGCGGCTTGGCGGCGTCGGTGTCGGTCAAGCTGGCGGGCCATCGCGGCCGAGAGTTCGGCCACCTGGTCGCGTAGGTCGGCGACCTCGGTACGTGTCTGCTGGAGGTCGGCCGCGACCTGCGCGGCCGACACTCGCTGTCCGTCGCCGCTCATCAGGTCGCCGAGTAGGCGAGCTGGAGCACGTCGGAGTTGCGGCTCACGAATTCGGCGCTGTAGCCCCAGATGCCGATGCCCACGTAGGACACGGCAACTCGGTCCAGGTCGATGCGCTGCGGCGGGGAGAACCATTGGTAGACGGAGCTGGGCACGAACAGGTAGGACTTCGCGGGTCCGCCGTTGGCGGTCGCGAGCGCCCACGCTGGTACGCCGCGCTTGCCGGACACCCGCACCGAGGACAGGTCGGAGGCGGTCTGCCCGGCCACGTTCTGCGGCGCCTCCAGGGGGAACAGCGGCCTGCCGTCGGCGTCAACGGCGGCAGCGATCGCCCCGTACAGGTCCTGGTTCAGCGCGAACCCGGTGTACCGGTCGCCGCCACGGACGAACTGCAACCCGGCGAACTGGCCGATGATGGCGGCCTGAAGCGCCTCGTCCACGCCCACGATCGGGGTGTCGGACAGGGCCAGCGCCTGGAGGGCGTCGACCAGCCGGGTTTCGAGCAGTTCGGCGTAGAACTGGGTCATGGCGTCCCACATGACCTGGTCGGTCTGCGGGGTGCCGCCCTGGTCGACAACCTCCCGGTTGACCTTCAGCAGGCCGGAGATCGCCTTCGGTGACACCTCCTGCGAGGTGGTGGCGAAGGTGCCTTCGGTCGGCTCGGTGCCCTCGGCGTGTTCGGCGGCAAGGGCGGTCGCGGTGGAGAACTTCGGCAGCGTCGACTTGGTGATCTCGGTGACCACGCCGCCGGTGACGGCGCTGCCGATGGGGCGAGTGAACGCGAGCCGGCCGACGTACAGGTCGGGCCGCTGAATGTTCGGGTTCAGCGACGACGTGTCGGTGGTGGTGATGTTCGCGAACGCCATGCGCATCTGGTCGGCGATGAACTTCGACGCCTTGTCGCGCAGCTCCTTGTCACCACCGAACTGGTTGGCGATGTCGGAGATGAACGACCGCTGCCCCTTGTTGCCGTCGAACCGGTACAGCGGCGGCTCAGTAACCTGCGCCTGTCCCTGCTGGGCTGCGGCCGGGGAGCCGGGAAGCGGGCGGGCGAGCGGGTGCACGACCGCGGGCTGTTCCGGCTGGGGCTGCGGGTGCGCGGCCTGCATCGCCGCGAACATCGCCGATAGCTGCTCCGGGGTGTACGTGGCGGCCATTTGCCCCTGACCGTTGCGGGCCTGCCCCTGATCAGATCGGGCGTCGCCGTTGTCAGCTCGGGGCGGCGCCGACTGTCCGGGGGCCACGGTCTGAAGGGCGGCGAACATGGCGGCGGCCTGCTCCGGGGTGTACGTCGGCGCCTGGGTGGCGTGGCCGCTGGTGTGCGCCTGCCCGTGTTCGGGTCGGCCGTGGCTCTGCGGCTGGTGGCCCTGTGCCTGCGGCTGGTGACCAGGCGGCGTACCGAACCCGTTCGGTGGGGCGCCGAACATGGCCTGCGCCGGATTCTGCTGCTGCGGGGGCTGGTGGTTGACAGTCGGCACGGACGGGCACGCGAGACCGGGCGCGTGCACCTGACCGCAGTAGCTGCACTGCATCGGTACTCCCAACGGTGGTGTGGTGGCCGTCATCCGGACGGCGGTGGTCCGCGCTCCCGCGAACGCGGGCAACGCGACGAGTGAGGTTTCCCGCCACGGCGCGGCCGTGACGTAGACGACGCCCGGATACAGCGGGTCGTCGGTGTAGGAGAAGCCGGCCTCATCGCCGGCGTGGCCGATCCCCACGGACAGGCCATCACGCGCGCCGTCCGCGGCCATCCCGAGCGCTTCGTCGCCAGCCGGGCCGCGGGCGACACGGAAGGTTGCCCACTGCCCGACCTGGTCGGACCAGGTGCGCTCCAGCCGGCCCACCGACCGCGCATTGTCGTGATCGATGAGTAGTTTGATGCGGGCGGAGTGCTCCGCGTCAAACTGCAACGCGCCGGGTGCGAATCGCCACCGTTTGCCGCCGGATCGGCCGATCTCGTTCCACGGCGCGACCAGCCCGGTGATCGTCCGCCGTTCCAGGTCGACCTGGAAGGCGCCGGCCACCGCCGACGGGGCGAAGACCAAACCGGGGTCGGCAGCAAATGCCGCCGCGGTGCGGCTGGCGCGGGCGGTGATCGACGTGACGGTGGCTATCTGTTCGTCTGACTCGGGCGCAGGCTGCGGCGGGGGTGTCGGGTTGAGTTCGGCGCGTTGTTCGGCGGTCAACGCGGGCATCATCAGGTCGTCGTGGCGTACCTCGTCTGGGGTGATCACCTTCGCGGCGATGTAGGTCTGCGCGATGGTGGCCCGGTCGGTGGGGTTCGGCTCCAGGTAGCGGTCCCAGTCGAAGAGGACCTGCTGCCCCCGGCGGGTGACATCCCCCATGGACAGGCGGGCAGCCATCGCCGCGACCAGCGGCCCGTACGTTTCGTTGATCTTGTCTTGGCGGCGGTCCACCGCGTTGCTGTAGGTGCGCGAGGTGGTCGACACCTGAAGGTCTTCGGCGTCCACCCCGAACGCGTTCGCCACCCCAACCGTGGCCTTGTCGATCAACTGGGCTAGCTGGAGATCTGCCGGGTTCGGCAGGCTGGCCTGGTGCCACTCCAACGCCGCCGGCACGTACCCGTCGGCGCGCTGGCGGCGGCGTACCTGCCAGTCCGTCAGGGCCGCGTCGATGGATTCCCGGTCGGGGTCGGCGCCGTCTTTCGGGGTGAACCATCCCCGCATCGCCGGGGAGTCCGCGTACATCTCGGCGGCGTGCTCGTACTTCGCGGCCCGCCGAATCGCCCGCGCCGCCGAGACCAACAGCGGCGGATTCGGGGAGTCGAACCGGAGCATGTCGCGTGCGGGTACCGGTTCACCGGCCACCCATAGCGTCGAGCCGGGCACATAGCCCGATGGCAGGTCAGCGAGCAGGGTGCCCGGCGGTGGCTGCGCTGACACCACCATCGGGTCGACCCGCCGCGCCCACACCGGGTAGCCGTGAAAGTCGCGGCCGAGCACCTGTAGCCAGCCGATCGCGTCGAACAGCAGATCTTCCACCAACGACGCGACCGTGACCGGATTCGCCACGTCCGGGTCGACCTGCTCCAGCAGGGGCGACCGGATCACGGCGTACTCGCCGTCGACGGCCCGAATCGGCAGGGACGCGATGGTGCCGACGATGATGTTGCGTGCCCGCAGCACCGACGGCACGCTCAGCGCGTATTCGCGGGTGACCCGCCCGCCGAGCCCGTCGGCCTGTTCCTGCCACCACGGGAACGCGTCCCAGCCCAGCGTGAACCGCTGCGCCGACTCGGCTGTGGGCACGACTGTGGCCGGCTTCCGCGTGAGCCATGATCGCCATCCCACAAAACACAGTATGCCACACGCCGAAAATCTTCCTGCATTCTAGTCCTTGAGCCGTAAATCTTCCCGATTTCAGCTCACCGAAGGAACTGGTGACGGAAGAGTCATCGATCGCGGCGCCGGAGCCGTACGTGCCAGATGCACCGCCCCCGCCACCGCATACACCGCATCCACCGGCTGATCCCCGGCCCGCCCGAACACCCACGCATCACCGCGGGCCAGCTTTTCCGCCGCCCCGATCTGCGCGTCGAGCATGGCCTGGCCCGAGTGCGCCAGGATGCCGGCGGTGATCTCCTTGGCCAGTCCCATACACACGGCGGTCGTCTCCCCGCGGATCTCCGCCACGGCCACACCGCGCGGCGGCCACCCCCGCACACCGTCCTTACGCCGGTCGGCCAACCGCGCAGCAACCGCAGCCGCCGGGCCGGCCGGAAACCAGCCCAACGCCGCCGGCCGGACCCGCTGCGCCCACCCGGCGAGCTCCCGCTCCAGCCGAGATGCGGCGTCCGGGCCCGACCACTCATGCACCGTCTCCACCCGCACCCGGCCGTCCCCGCACACCACCGCCACCGCGAGCGTCGCGTGCGTGCCGTCCGGCGACAGATCCACACACGCCGCCAGGCGCTGTCGCTGCGCCACGTCCACCGGCGCCGGATCCAGACACGCCGCCCAGGCGTGCGGGTCGATCGCCGGATCCAGCTTGTTCACCCGCAGGCACAGGATTTCCGTCACGAACGTTGCCAGTTCCTCACCACCGTTGCGTTTCGCCCGCCGGGCATCCGCCAGCAAGTCGCCCAGCTCGGTACGGCGCCCCACATTCGGGTTCGCCATCGCCAACGCGGCTGGGTCCTCCGGGTCGGAACCCTCCGGCGCCGACCACTCCAACAGCCCCAGCCGCTCATCCCCGACGCCCGACGCGATGAACTCCACCGCGTCTCGACGCAGCGAGTCCAGCACCACGCTGGACGTATCACCCTGGTTCGTGATCGCCACCACCTGACCGTGCGGACGGGCCGACATCGCGTTATACGCCGCGCCCCACGCCGACCAATCCGCGTGCTCACGCAGCTCGTCGAGCACCAACCGGTCGATCGACAACGACCGGCCGCCCTTACGGTTACTCGCCGCGATCTTGTACCGGGACCCGTGCACCGTCGTCAGGCACTCCTCACCGGCCGCCTTGCGTACCGCATTCGCCGGCAACTCGACCGCCAGGTCCGGCACGGTCTCCGCCAACGCCACCGTCGTCTGCCACGACTCCTTGGCGTACCCGAGGTTCGTAGACGTGCCCAACACCATCGGCCATCGCTCCACGAACAGCCAAAACAGCGTCAACACCTGACACAGGTACGTCTTACCCTGCTGCCGCGCCACAATGATCAACAGTTTGCGGAATCTCGGCCGCCCATCGGCCAGCAACTCCCCACCATGGATGGCCGCCCACCGCTGCCACGCATCCAACGGCCGACCCAGCACATGCTCGGCGAACCAGGTCACATCAAAGCCGTACGACGATTCCGCGCTCAGCGCGCACCCACACCCACACTCGCCGGCCGCACCCGAGGCCAGCGGCGGCGTGAACACCCGCGCGACCGTGCTACCCAGCACCACGCCGCTCCCGACGCTCCCGCAACTCATCAAGCCGACTCCGGACACCATCACCGCCATTGCCACCCTTCACCCCACGACCGGCCGGGCTCATCCCCAACGCCGTCAACACGGCCAGCAGCTTCGGCCCCAACCGATCCACGGTGTCTCCGTCGCCGTCGTCCAACTCGGCCGCGTACCGCTGCGCCAACCGCACGGCCGCGCCGTCCCGGGGCAGCAACTCGGCATCCGTCAGCGAGTCCACCAACGCCTCAGAGATCGAGCCACCACTACCAGACAAAACGATCACCATCCTTCAAGAGCCACGCGCAAAAAAAGAACATGGCGGCGGGTGTTGGCGCCACCCCCACCTCGGAAAAAACCGCAGGCCTTTCACCATTTCGTCACCGGCTTGTTCGGCGGACTGGCCGTCGTCCCGGATCGGGCGTCGAATCGTGAATGGCAGGGCTTGCATAACGGCAGGTACCTCGTTGGGTCCGTGCTGTACTCCACCGTGATGCCCCTGTCGGTCTTTCCCACCAACGCATCTGGGTCGGCATGGTCGTAGGCCCATTCCTCCGCCTTGCCGCAACAGTGGATACATGGATGGGTAGAGGCATGGCCCCGGACACGTTGCACCTGCTTATGCACAGCCCGGTAGGTGGTGCTGTACGTGCGAGGCTTCGGCGCACGAGGCGCCTTGGGCTTGCGAGGGCCAACGCCCCTGGCTCTGCGCCATCGGCGCTTGTATTCGAGAATGCATGGGCGGCAGTAGTGTCCACGCTTACCCCACTTGTCGGGGTGGTACGCAGTTTCAGGTAGCTCCTGTTCGCAGCGTGGACAGCGCTGTACCTCTAGGCCAAGCGTCGGCTCCTGTCCGCTCACCATCGGCTCACCGCCCGGTTCGGCGGGTCCGCGTGCGCTGCCGGGTCTCCGATGTGCAGGTTGCAGGCCCGGCAGGCGGCCACGATGTGGCGCGGGTCGTCGCCGGTGACGGCCCGGCCGTGGGTGTGGTGGGCGTGTCCGGCGTCGGGCCCGCCGGGCAGGGCCAGCCTGGTGCACGTGTGCTCGCCGGGCACCTTGTCGCACCAGCCGTCGGTGTGGGCCCTGCACCGGTAGCCGTCGCGGGCGAGCACGTGGGCGCGTATCCGCCTCCAGGCGCTGGTGCTGCCGCCCTGCCAGTTGCTACTCATGGGCGTCGGCGGCGTCGGCGTGCCACATGTCGGCGGCGATGGGCAGGTCATGCCACGCCATCGGACGGCCGGATCGGTCATGCGGGGCTTGGCCGACGGTGCAGGGTTTGTCATGGATGTGCGTGGTCAGCGGTGTGGGCGTGCTGTCGTCGCCGGTCATCCATGCAGGCAGCTGGTTGACCGCGCGGGATTCGACAGCGTTGATGAGGGTGACGAGGTGGCGGGCGAGGCCGTCGTGCTCGTCGGTAACGGCATTACCCGCGCCGGGGTCTACGGGCGGCTGTGTGTGGCTCTCAGCGGGCTCGGTGGCATCCTGCGTGCTGCCGGCGGCGGTGCTGTGGTCCGGGCACAGCACCGTGAGGCCACGAAGACGCATCCAGCCCCGATCCGACGGGCCGACGTCTGCGCGGTAGGTGCGCGGGCATCCCGGCCAAACGCAGTGGCGGATCAGGGTCCCCGTGGTGCCCTCCGACGCGCGGGATTCGGTGGTGATGAGGGCGACCAGGTGGCGGGCGAGGCCGTCGTGCTCGTCGGTGATGGCCCCGGGGTAGTGGGCGTCCCAGCGGTCGTACCAGCCCTCCAGGAGGTCACGGATAACCTCTACGCGGTCGTCGGCGGTGCGGGCGGCCCGCCACTCCGCCGTGGAGTAGTCGAGGAACGCCTGCATCTCGGCTGGAGCACCCTGCGCGCTGCCGGGCCGGGAACCGGTGCGGGTGGGGTACCGCGCCTGGTCGGCGAGGTTGGCGCGGGCCTGGTCGCGTTCGGCGGCGAGTTGGTCGACGAGCTCGGCGGGGGTGGCGAGGGGGCTGTGGCAGGCGGCGCGGTTGAGGGCGGCCCACACGTCGGTGAGGGTGTCGAGTGCCTGCTGGCAGTCGTCGGGGGCGGTGGTGGTGGCGTGGTGGTCGTGGCGGCACTCGCCGTGGACGGGTAGGTGGCGGGCGGGCGTGGTCATGGCGGCCTCCTCAGGCGGCGATCGGGGACGTGGTGGCGGTCAGGAGCTGCCGGCCGATGTGTTCGGTGTAGGCGGGTGGGATCGCCTGTCGGCCGCCGAGGTTGGTCATCCACGTGCAGCCCATGGCGTCGGCGAACGCGCGCTCGTCCCTGTGCTCGAACGGCACCAGATCCTTGCGTCGGTAGCAGTGGCAGGGGGGCACCAGTTCGTAGCCGGTCCAGCCGTCGCGCTGGAAGACGCGGTGGCGGCGGACGTTGAGTCCGAACTGGGTGCCGCAGAGTCGGTAGTCGGCGCGCATGGTGCCGTCCCAGGCGGCTTCGGGCACGTTCTCGACCACGTAGGGCAGGTCGAGTTGGTCGAGCGCCTCGAGGGTCGGGGTGAGCAGGTCGGGGTGGTCTGCGCGGTTGCCTCGCCAGTCCGTGACTCTGCATCTGGTCTGGCAGGTGGGGCTGGCGGCGACGGCGGTGGGCCGGTACCGCTGCACCAACTCCGGTAGCAGGGTGAGCGCGTCGCCCTGGTGGAGCGGGAACGGGTAGCGGGGTTGCGGCCGGATGTCGACGCCGATCACGGCGAATCCGGCGCGGTGGTAGCCCATGCTGGCGCCGCCCTCGCCGCAGTAGAGGTCGAGCAGGCGTGGTCGGGTAACGGGCACGGTGTCTCCTCAGGCGGCGGTGGCGGGTAGGGGTTGGCCGTAGCCGGCGGTGTGCAGGAGGGTGACGGCGTCGCCGAGCAGCATCCGCACGGGCCAGTGCATCCGGAGCGCCGGCTCAACGCCTGTGGCGAGTGCGATGACCTGGTGGGCGGGGATGATGGCCCACCAGCGGCCGGCGTTGGTGGGGCCGATTCCGGCGCGTTGCACGACCAGGACGCCGACATCGGCCTGGGCGTTGGTGACCTCAACGGCGAGTTCGGCCATCCAGCGGCCGATGGTGAGGTCTCCAGCGTTGCGGGCCGCGTCGCCGCCTTTGATCTCCCAGCAGATGCCGGGGGTGCCGGTGATGTCTCCGGCGTCGAGGTTGCCGCGGAGGCTGCGCCGTTCGGCGTGGGGCCAGCCGTTGGGTTGGAGGTAGCGGACGACGGCGGTTTCGGCGCGGGTGCCGATGTCGCGGGGGCGGGTCACGTCTGGTCCTTCCGGCGGATGGCGGGTTGTTGGCGGCGGAGCCGGTTGAGGGCTTCGGCTCGGCGGGCGGCGAGGTCGTCCAGGACGGCTTCGGCAAGGGGGCCGACGGGCTCCGGATCGCCGTCGCGGACCGGGTTTTTGTTGATCTCTCCCCTCTCGGAGTCACGTTCTGGCCTCCCTAAAGGAAGGCCAGAAAACGTGACTTTCCGAGGGAGGGGCCGCGTGACTTTCTGTGCGGACTCGCGTGACTTTCTGACCTGCGTAAACTCGCTCGTGGTATCGATGCGTGACTTTCTCCGTGACTTTCGGTCAGACATCGACGCGTGACTTTCTCCGTGACTTTCTTCGGCACCCAACGTGCGTGGATCGTCACTACTGGTGTTGGTCATCGGTGGTTCCCTCCTCACCCATCCACGACGCCGGAGCCACCGGAAACCACCGGTCCCCGTAACCCCGACCGCCCTGCCCCTGAGCCGCAGCGCGCTCCGTCAACACGCCCTGCTTCACCAGCTCACGCAACTTCCGCCGGGCCTTCTCCACCTGCGCCCGACTCGGCTTCTCCGTCGAGAACTGACACCGCGCCGCCTCCATGGCCGACACACCGGTGCCCGCGCACCTACGGGCCAGCGCCACCACGTCGGTGTCCTCGTCAACGAACACCTCCGACAGGCCGGTTTCCCGGTTGTGAATGACCTTCAGCGGGCCGACCTCGTTCATGGGCTGCTTCAGGTGCACGAAGTCCACTACCGGGTCGCCCGGATCACCCCACAGCAGCACCACCGACCCGGCACCCGAGGTCAGCCACGTCGACCCGTAGATACCGTTGATGTTGTTCGGCTTGCCGCCGTCGATACCGCTCTTCACGGTGTGGTGCAGCTCCACCAGCTGCACACCCTCCGCGAGAGCAAGCTGCCGGGCCCGGTTGTAGCCGGCCCCGACCTCGTCCTTGGACAGACCAACCGTGGCGTCTTTCAGGCTGTCGACGAACACCACATCCGCGTCGTGCTGCCGGGCCAGCCGCAGCAGCACCTCCGGGTCAGCCGCGAAGTCAGCCGGCGGCGGCCCCGACCAGAACCGCAGCATCTCGGCCAGGTAGCGGCGCCCCACCTCCTGCTCGGCGCCGACGAACATGCGGGCGAGGCTGCGGCGGGCCTGCTCGGGCCGGTCCATGGCCAGGTACAGCACCCGCCGGTCGCACGGCGTGACGGGGTAGCCGAGCACATCGCCGGTGATCCCGACAGTGGCGCGCAGCAGTTGCCCGGCGACGGTGGTCTTCCCGACTCCCTGCGGCCCGGCGACCATCAACGCCTCACCACGCGCCCACAGGATGTCTTCTCCCGCGCCCCACAGCGCGGGAGGCGTTGCCGGCAGGTCGAGCAGGAAGCTTGCGCCGTCGTGCACCCGGGCGGCGTCGTCGGCGTGGGCCTTGTCGAGGGCGGACTGCTCCTCGCTGGCCCGTTGCTCGGCGAGCTTGCGCGCCCGTAGCCGCAGGTACTCCCGGTCGGTCTCCTCGGCGAGGCGCTGACGGTCGCGGGCGGCATGGACCTGGGCGCGGGCCTCGTCCTCCTGCCGCTGCCACGCCGCATGCTCCGGTGTGCCCGCATCGAACGGGTTCGGCACGGACGGTGCCAGCGTGTCCATGCCTTCCCACAGGTCCACGGTCACGCGGCCACCCCGAGGTGCCGGACCGGGCGGCCGGTCTCCCAGTCCACCGGCCCGCCAAGGTGGACACGGTAGGGGCGGCCCTCGCGGGCGGCACGGGCGCGGGCGGCGGCGTCCATGTCGGCCAGCTCGGCGGCGACACGCTGCTCGTAGGTCGCTCTCAGGTGCGTCCGGTCGTCCCAGTTGCAGACGATCCGGGCCACCTGCTCGTCGACGGCGGCAGTCTGCCCGGCGAGGTAGGCCAGGTGCAGCAGGTAGGCGACCTCACCGCGCGTGTATGTACGGCGTGTGGGGTCCTGCATGGCGCCGCAGACGTCGAGAATGTCGGCGGCGGCCGGGGTGGTGCTGCTCATCAGTCCCCCAGGGGTTGATCGTGTGCGTGTCGGGTTGTGGTGCCCCGTCGCGCGCTCGATGCGCGGTGCCGGCCTTGTCCCGGGCGGGGCGGGGTAGGCGGTTTAGAAGGGCGGCTTTTCGTTGTCGGGCGCGTCGCGGGTGGTCCACGGGTCGTCAGCCGCCCCACCAGTCGGGGCGTTTCCGCCGCTGCTGGCCCGGCTGAGTTTCTTCACGCTTGCGGTGGCGAACTTCAGCGTGGGGCCGATGCCGTCGACCATCAGCTCCACCGTGGAACGCTTGTCGCCGTCTTTGGTCTCGTAGCGGCGGGTCTTGAGCCGGCCCGTCACGACGACCTCCAAGCCGCGGGCGAGGGACTCGGCGACGTTCTCGGCCTCCTGCCGGAACACGGAGCCGTCAACGAAGAAGGTGTCGCCGTCGACCCACTGGCCGTTCTCGTCCTTCTTACGGCTGTTGAAGGCCAGGCGGACCTTGCAGACCGCCACACCGGACGGGCTGTAACGCAACTCGGGATCGTCGGTGAGACGGGCAACGCCGGTGATGGTGGGCAGGCTCATGCCGGCACCTGCTCACGGTTGCCGCGGATGTCGGCGGCGCTGACCCGGTCAGGCGGGAATGCGTCATCGCGGCTGATTTCCCGGCGACTCAGTGAGTCGTACAGGATTTTGAGGTCGGCGACGTCCTGGGCGGTCCACTCGGTTCGTTCCCGGCCGACGCGTGCTTCCAGCTGGTCGACGGTGATACCGGCGCGGGCGTACTGGGTGACGGCGTAGTCGGCGCGTTGGGTGACTTCGTCAGCGGTGCCCGATGCCAGCGTCCGACGGCACAGGTCCTGCGCTTCCTCGCTGAACCACGTCGGCAGGACGGCGAAGATCGCCTCACGGACGCGGCGGGCGCCCTGGTTGGCGTTGTTCTCGTAGATGTCACGCAGGTCCGTGATCTGTTTGGTGCCGCCGCGGGTGTCCTTGCGGTGGGGGACGATGAAGATCTGCGCGCTGCGGGTGTTCGTCTCGACGTCCCAGGCGAACGCCTGGATCTCGCTGATACCCGCGTCGTCGTCGCGGCGTAGCTCGGCGACGCCGTACTGGATGTTGCCCCAGCAGCGGGCAAGGTCACGGGCGAGGCTGATGGACGGCCCGGTGATGGCCTGACCGGCGCGGGGAAAGTTGTAGAAGGCCCGTTCGGCGAGCGCGCGTTGACCGCAGGAGCGGCGCATGTCGGCCAGGGCCCGGTCCACGTCACGGGGCATCTGCTTGGCAGCGACGACCGCGGCCTGAACCTCGGCGACGGCGCGGGACTGCTCGATGGCGGTGGCTTGCCCGAGCGTGCCCGGCGTGGGCACATTCGGTGAGGTGATGCGGTCGATGGCGTTGGTCACCAAATCTCCTTGGTGTGCTGGCGCTCCACCCAGGCGGGCAGGGCGATCGGTTCGATGTCGTCGGAATGCGCGGGCCAATGACCGGTGCGGCGGCACTCGGCGTAGATGTCGAGGGCCTGCCGGTTGAGGTCGCGGCCGATGCGCAAGGCGACGGGGTCGAGCTGCACGACCGTGACCAGATGTGGAGGGTCGGTCTCCTGGAAGACCAGGACAAAAGCGGGGCTGTCGCCGAGCCCGAGGACGGCGGCGCCGTCGGTGTAGTGGGCGCCCTGCTGGTGGTAGCCGAACCGGTGGATAGCTCGCTGGATGTGCTCCAGGCTGGCGTTCGGGGTGGTCTTGTAGTCGACGATGATCCGGCGGCGCCCGAGCACCAGGTGTCGGAGGAAGTCGAACCGGGCGCGACACCACACGCCGGTAGGCCGATCAACCCAGAACGCGGACACCTCCGGCTGCCCGCAGTCGGGGTGCAGCAGCGGCCCGGCGATCGGGTGCCGCCGAACCGTGTCGGCCATGGCCTCGACCCGTTCATGGTCGGCAACAAGTAAGGGCACCCGCCCGGCCGCGTACGCGGCTTCCTTGGCCTCCTTCGCGGTCTTGGTGCGCCAGTCGGCGGCGTCAACGACGGCTAGGTCAAGACCACGGCCGAGGACCTTGAGGTGCGCGGCGTGGCCGAGGTCGAAGGCATCTCGTGGCGCGTCCGGGTGGTCCAACCACCATCGGAACCTCGCCGGACACGACGGGGGTAGCAGCTTGCGGCATCCAGTCGATGACAGGCTGCCACCCGCAACCGGGTCGCCGTGGTAGACGTCCTCACTCATGTCCGGGTAGATCCCCGGCTCGGTAATGACGGTCACGCCGTCTCCTGGTGGTCGAGCCGCCGCTCCTCGTCGAGGTCGACGCGCGTGCAGTCGGGACACTGGCTGGCGCCGCACAGGTACAGCCGGTCGGCCGGATCCCACCGCACCTGCGGCAGGCCACAGGTGACACAGCCAGTCATGACCGCCTCCCCAGTACTGCTCGTAGCTGCTGCCCGCCGGGCTCACACCCCGGATGCCGGTCGAACACGTGCGGCGTGCCATCGGACCCGGCCGTGGCGGCGGGATGCACCGGCCACCGGCACCCGCCAGCGCACGGCCGTCCGCCGGTGATCGCGGCCTGGGTAGCGGCGGCGATGCTCGCCCACCGCCCGGCCCTCACCGCGGCCTCGCCTTCGGGTAGCGGTGCCGGCGGACCGTCCGCACCCGCGACACCCGGGGCAGATCCCCCGGCGCGCGCCGATGCCGGCCCTCGGCCCGGACCGGCCGGGACAGGGGCATGGGCAGGGGCAGGGTGCGCGGGGCGGGCAGCCAACCCCGCCAGATCGGGATCACCGGCCTGCCCCCTCACGGCCGGCGCCGAGCCGATCCCGCGCAGCCACCAGACCCACCCGCAGCCGCTGGGAGGTGCTGATCGCCTGGTCCCGGTCGGCGTGGGCCCGCCGCAGGCCGGCGGACAGACGTTGAGACAGGGCCCGCCACTGGCCAAGCTGCCGGGTACGCCGGGCGCGGCCGAGCTGCCGGGTACGCCGCTCGTAGGCGGCCGTGGCGATGTCCAGCTCGTCTTCGAGGTGGGCCCGCTCGCGGTCGGCCGCGTCGAGGGCGGCGGCCAGCTCCCGCACCATGTCGTCGGCGTGGGTCATCGGGGCTCCTCGAAGTCGTCCAAGCCCTCAAGGCGGGCAATCTTCTGGGCGAGCTGGTGTGCCCACTCCGGCACGGGCAGGTCAGGCAGGCCATCGGGGCTGAGGGCAGCAACGGCGGTGAGCCGATCGCACGCCTCGCGGAGTAGGACCAGTTCGGCTTCCCGATCGGCCAACTCTTCCCGGTAGTCGCGGATCCGCTCCGCCTGGTGGCGGATGCGCCGGGACCGGGCCAGCAGCTCCCGGTCCATGCCCCGGCAGACCAAGGCGAGGATCACGGCGGCGATAGCCGTCACGAGCACAGCGGCCGTCAAAGCGACGGTTAGCGATGTGGAGGTCAGCATCACGCCACCCCCCGCAGCGCGGGATCGGTCAGCGGGACCAGGCCGGGGCAGTGCGGCGGCAGGTGCACCTCCGGCGGCGGGTACTCGCCGGCCGCGACACCCCACCAGTAGGCGCACGCCGCGTCGCAGCCCTCCCCGGGCAGGTGTCCACACCCCAGGTCCAGGACGGTGATCTCGGCGGCGTCGGCCGTGAGCGGCCAGGACGGGGCGCTCATCGGGTGCCCCCAGTGATGCGGTGCTGCTCCTGGGCGCGGGCGTGCTCCGCGGCGGCCCGCAGACCAGCCACCACCTCCTGCTCCGTGTGGATGTCACTCCACACGGGGGTGGCCACCCCCCAGCCGGCCTCCGGGCGGCCGATCAGCCAGCGGCGCAGCGCGCGCTCGGCGGCGATGTACGCCTCCTCCTGATCGGCAGGGGTGATGATGTCCAGATCCGGCGGTGTGGCGCGGCCGAGGGTCACCATGCACAGCGCTCCCAACGCGCACACCCGGCCCCGCTCGTCGGTGTAGTCGCCCTCGGACTTGCCGAGTCGAGCCATGACGTCGGCGGCTGCGGCGAGGACATCGGCGGCCGACGCGTGCGGCGGCAGCACAGCCGGGGCGGTCATCGGGCACCCCCGGCGATGCGGTGCTGCTCCTGGGCGCGGGCGCCCCGGTCAAGGCGAGTGCCACCGAGGTCAGCGCGACGTCCAGCAGCTGCCCCGTCGTGATACCCCGATCCCGACAGCGATCGTCGGCGGGCCTTGCCGATCTTCGGATACGCCTCGTGCAACATGCGGGCCGTGACCGCCGCGCGGTCCGCCAAGACCAGCGCGACTGACGACCCGCCCGCACCGGTGTCGTGTTGGTCGCTGGCCTCCCGGGCGGCCTTGGCCTCCGCCTGCTGGATCCGACGGGAGACCGCTGCGGTAAAGCCGGCCAGCCATGACCGGCGGAACGCGGCGAGGGGCTCACTTACTGCCGGCGGGGCCTGCGCCATCCCATTGACCGCCTGCAACAGCAGGGACGTGAACAACATGTCGACCCGCTCCAGGTCGGAGCCGTAGCCGAACAGGTGCACCGAGTAGGTGTTTCCGTGGCGCTTGAGCACGCACTTGCAGCCCAACGCCACGCCGATCTGCGACAGCAGACGCTGTTTGTCCACTGCATACGGGGCTTCGACTGTGATTGTCCGATCACCAGGCGTATCGGTGCCCGGGTTCGTGGCGGCGAGCATGGCTCGATTCACCCCGTACCGGGCCATCAAGTCCGCGGCCTTCGCGGTGAACGCTTCCGCTTCAGCGGGCGTGGCGGCGGGGTCTCCCGCCTGGTTGAGCAACGCGCGGATGCGGTGGAGCATCTTCTCCGGCGCGTCGATGGTTGGGTTACTCTGCGATTGCATCTGCACTTCTCCTTCTTGGTTGGTGAGTGCGGGTGTCGAGCCCTTCGCCGTGCCTGCGGCGGGGGGCTCACTTACTGCTGCGCGCCGCGTCGATGAGGTCTGACAGGCGCTGTATCCGCCACTCCCGCCTCTCGGCGTCGGTGGCGGAACGCCACTCCAGGCCCGGACTCGGGTCCGAGGCCGGCGGCGTAGGGGGCACGGTGAGACCAGCGGCGACCAGGAACAGGCCGGTAGCGATGAGGGCTACCGCGCGGGCCAGGGTTGCGGCGGCGGTCATGCGATCAGCGCCGTCTGCTCATACGTCCGCAACGGCTGCGTACCGCCAAGCCGGCGATGCAGCACGTGCAGGCCCCGGGTGGTGACCCGCACCTGAGGCGTATCGAGCACCAGCTCACCGGTGCGCGGGTGGTAGTACGTCGAGGGCAGTTCGGACAGCCAGCCCGACTCGATCGACCGCTGGTACGGGCGCCACCGGCCGTCGCCGCGCTGCCGATAGATCCACTGCTGCTCGCCGAGGACCGTGAACAGCCGCCGCTCCCCCACGTTCAGACCAGGGTCGCGGGACAGCACCTTCGCGGCGTCCCTCACCGACCAGTCGTCGCCCTCCGCCGACGCGAGGACATCCCACGACGCGGCCTTCGGCGCGGCCTCCGCCAACTCCGCCTCGACCGCGGCCTTAGCCTCCAGGGCCTGCACGTACCGGCGGGCCACCTCCAGCTCGTCCAGCTCGACGGCCGGGGCCGTGTAGCTACCGGTACGGCGGATCGCGGGCAGCACGTCGTGGGTCACCCAGCGCTTGAACTCTCGGGCGCCCTCGACCTGACTGCCGAGAATCGCGGCGTACAGGCCAGCCTCAGAGATCACCGTCATGCTCTGCTGGCCGGACGGGGTACGCACTGAACGCGTACCCCTGTCGTCCTCATCGAGACGACGCGTCATGTCTGACGCCATCCGATAGCCGAGCAGCCGGGCAACGTCAGCAGCGACAAACCACGGCTCATTGCCGACCGTGACCGTCCTCAGCGGGAGGTCGCCGAATTCAAAGGTCGTAACGCGGCCGGGACCGGTGGTACTGCCAGGTCCAGGCCCGGCGGGGCCTTGGGGGTGAGTCACTTGGACACCCGCCCTTGACGCTTCCGCTCCATGAAGGCGAGGAGGGCAGTACGAGGCACGCGCCGGGACCAACCGACCTTGATCGACTCGATGCCAGTGCCGGGTTCGTCTTCCTCGTCTTTGACGAGTTGCCAGACCGTCCGCGCCCCCAGGTCCAAGAGCCGAGCTGCGCGCGGCACGGTGTAGGCGACCTGCTCCGCCTCCGTGCCACTCTCGGCATTGCTGTGTAGTGCGTTGCCATGCATGGCACTACCCTATCGCAGTGCCGCGCGTAGCATCACATCAGCCGTTCGGATGATTCTGGACCCGGCCGCCAGAGCTACCCTGTAAGCCATGCAAAGCCGCGCAGGACCAAGAGTCCTCCAGCTGAGACCGCGCACTATCGGCGCGCGCCACCGCAACCGTCCACAGCATCGCTGCCGTCCACGAGATAACAGGCCCGCGAATGGCACCTACGGTGACCTCGTGGCAGCATCCCCAGCCCCAACACCGTCGCCCGAGGTCGCGCGAGCACGCTTCGCAGCCTTCGTCGCCCGCGCGCTGGCATCCGCAGGCGACCGTGGCATGACCAACAAGGACATCGCGAGGGCCACAGGGGTGGGACCGTCCACGTTCCACCGATGGCGGCGCGGCGAGGGACGCGAGCTACCAGAAATCGAGAAGGTAAAAGCCTTCTGCACCGGCCTCGGCATCTCCCCCGCCGGTGCGCTCGCCGCGCTCGGGCTCGACCCCTCTCGCGACAACCCCGAGCCCGAGCCACCGTTACCGCCCGAGGTCCGGCGGATCCTCCGGACGCTGGCCGACCCCAACGTCTCCGACGCAGACAAACTCGTACTACAGGAGATGCTCAAAATGCTTGCCGACCGCGCAGACCGCGCCGGACGAGGCAGGGCACCCTAATGCCCCGCCGCCGGTATCCCACCATCAGCAAAGGCAGTGACGGGTGGTTTCACGCCTGGGTCACGGTGGGCACGAAGAACAACGGGCGGCCCGATCAGCGGCACATCAAACGGGCCACGGTAGAGCAGGTAGAGGCACGCATAGACGAGCTACTAGAGCAGGCCCGTACTGCCACGGTCCCGCGCGGCGGTCGCGGACCCACCGTTAGTACCTGGCTGATCGGCACCTACCTGGAAACAATCGCACCGGGGAAGATCGATCCAACAACCGTCCAAGGCTACCGAAGTAAGGTTGTCAACTACGTAGTGCCAGTTATCGGCGCCCTTCGCATGGATCGCATAATAGCCGACAACATTGATGCCGTTTACACAGAGATGCGGCGTCGAGGTCTCGCTGATGCGACGGTACTACAGGTGCACCGCATTCTTTCCCGCGCATGGAAAGTGGCCTCTCGGCGACGTGTTGTGCCACGAAACATCATGCTCGATGTCGACCCGCCAAGCGCAAAGCGTCAAGAGATGGACCCGCTCACCGAAGACGAGGCCAAAGCGACGCTGGCGGCAGCCCACCGACACCGCAACTCGGCCCGTTGGTCCGTCGGGTTCGCGGTTGGCACTCGACAGGGTGAGGCGCTCGGCCTGCGTTGGTCGTACCTCCTCGTGGAGTGCGACGACTGCGGGGCAACGGTGAAGTTGACGGAATGGTGGGCCGGGCGACTGGCGCGGTGCCGGGGCTGCAACTCGGCGAATGTCGGCGCCGTCGCCCGTATCTGGTGGCAGCTTCACCGGCGAGCGCACGAGCACGGCTGCGCCCCTCAGGCCCCATGGCCGTGTGGTCGACGTCGTGGTGGCAACTGCCCAAACAAACGGCTGGTCCTGCGATCGGGCGAAATCCACGTCGGCGGTGGCCTTATTCTCAAGGAGCCCAAGGGAAAGAGCAAGCGGACCATTCCAGTCCCGCCGGAACTTGTGGATAGCCTCCGAGCGCACTACGAAGTGCAGAACTTGGAGCGAATGATGGCTGAGGCTGCCTATTCATCACACGGCTTCGTCTTCGCCGACCAGCTCGGCGGACCGATCGACCCAGCCGAGGATTGGCGGGAGTGGAAGGCCCTACTCACGGATGCCGGCGTCCGCGACGCTCGGGTCCATGACGGACGGCACACTGCGGCGACGCTACTTCTCGCCCAGGGAGTCGACATCCGGGTAGTCCAGGAGTTGCTTGGGCACTCCTCGATCAAGGTCACCGAGGGGTACACCCACGTCGCCTCGAAGCTGGCCCGGGACGCTACGGAGCGTATGGGAAAGCGGCTGTTCGGAACGCCAGGTACACCCTGA